TCTTCTTCGTACCGCCACCGGCTTTACCACCACCGCCACCCATCTGCTGACCGAGCAGATTCGTAGCATCAGTGAGCGAGTTAGTAGCACCAGCAGCGACCTTCGTAACTCCACCCAGACTGTCAAACTTCTCATTTACTGTAGATAGGTCTTTAGATGTGAGACCCATCTGTGAGCCGAGTTTCTTCGTATCGAGAGTGATCAGGGGTATGTTCGGTATGAGTGGTATCGAGTTGAAAGCACCGATCAGGGCATTGACTGCGCCGATAGCGATGTTGGCTAGAGCCTGCTTCATGTCGTCAAACTTTGATATAAAGAATTTGACTGCACCGACAGCGATGTTGCCTAGACCCTTGAAGAAGCCCACGAATAGATCAGGTAGAGCTGCTACGAGAGCTACGATCGCACCACCTAGACCGACGATGAGTGAGCCACCGATAGTGCCTAGCCATTTGACGAGTGAGCCGGTGAGTCGAGCAGCGTAGCCCAGTAGCATCGGGATACCGTCAGACAGTAGCCATTTACCTAGATCGCCGAAGAATGTGACGAGCTGTGCAGGCAGCTCACGAGCTGCTAGAGCTATCCATGAAGTGAGCTTGTCGCCCAGTCTCTGTACGACGGTGACGAGTGCAGGTAGAGCAGTGCCGATAATCCATTTGTAGGCACTCATCATAAATGCCTTTAGTTGTTCGATCATCATCGGTATGCGTGGCTCTATCCAGCCCACTAGACCATTAGCCAGACTGCTGACAGCATCGACCCACATCGGGAAGCCTGTGGTTGTTATCCACTGCACAGCCATCGTGATCATGTCACCTAGTGCACTCAGCACCAGTGGCGCACCGGCTTTGATCTTGTCGGCCACGAACTGCAGACCGCCACCCAGACCACCCTCACGCAGGGCATCAGAGAAGCCACTGAGTAGCGGTAGCACCTGAGTCGATACGACATTTAGCAGCGTACTAAACGCCGGTATCAAAGCAGTACCGATCTGTGCAGAGACATCTTTGAACTGGGCTGAGATGATGCGCTGACGGTTCGCTACTCCATCACTGGTGCGTGCAAAATCTCCCTGTGCCAGCGATGTGTCTTTCATGATCAGGGCATATGCAGCCTGAGATTTGATCGCTGTAGGTAGCTGACCTGTAAATGTGCCGAGACCCATAGCAGCTGCCTGCTCTTTGAGTCGTACATCAGATAGAGCGACACCAAACTTCTTTAGTGGCTCAGTCTCGCCGGATAGACCAGAGCGCAGAGCCATGAGAGCATCATCGACGCTCGTGTTGTTGAAACTGGCTAGGTCAGCTGCCAGACCTACGAGCGATGTACTCATCTGAGTCGCTACCGGCTGAGTCAGACCGAACGCCTGTAGCAGGTTGCCATATGTGCCAGCTGCTTCTAGAGCTGCCTGCTCAGATATACCCAGTGATGCAGCACTGGTCTTAGCGAAATCTCGTACCGATTTAGATGACTGCCCGAATACCACATCGACTTTGCTGAGTGATTCCTGCAGGTTAGAACCCATGTCAATGAACTTTTTGGCTGCTACGGCAGCTGCAGTACCAAACGCTGCTGTAGCCACTGCCATCGTCTTCATAGACGGCAGAGCATCTGACATACGCTTACCCATGCCGACAGTGGCATCGCCGGTCTCTTTCAGAGCACCTACTGCCGACTTCGCATTACCGAATATCTGTAAGGTGAGTTTCCGTACGCCAGCCATGATCAGTGCAGTCTATTCTGGGAACGCTTGGTCTGTAATGCGATCGAGCACCGTCTGATATAGCCCCATAATGTGTTCTTCCTGCTGACCTACAGCTCGATACAGGAAGAAGTCTCTGCCTTTGCTTTGCTGTTTGAACTGATTCCAACCTTTGATCACACGCAGACCACCTGACTGAGTACGAGCGAGCTCGACACCCTGCCCACCCAGACGCTTAGAGATCGTCTTACCTGATGACTCGACAGACTGTGACTCGACACGCTTTGCAACAACATCTACATCTTCGCCATGACGCACCGTAGTAGCACGAGACCTACGACCACGCATGTTCGGTGCTTTGATCAGACGACGAGTATCACGATTAGCACCAAAGTTTGCGCCACCGAAATATGGTGCTGATTTGCCACCGCCGGTGACAGCCACACGCAGACGACTCGATGACTGCTGCAGGGTAGATGCTGCCGACTTCTCCATCTTCGTACCGGCGATCTGATTAGCACGCCTGATGATGATGTTGGCTACTTCCTCATTAGCCTTTTGCAGTAGCTGCTCAGCTTCGCCGTCTTTCTCAGCCTGCTTCATAGCTTTCATAAACTGGGTATAGCCGACGATCTCGATCTTGCCGAACTGGTCTTTCTGACCCTTTACTTCGATGCGTTGATTAGCAGCCATGAGTGATCACCTGCGTCGCTGAGACTGCGCCTTGTTGCGTGCTTTGATATAGCGCACCATAGTGTTGATCATCAGCTCTGACTCGTCGAGTAGCAGCGACGGTGCGATGCCGGTCTCGATCGATAAAGATGCGATTAGCCAGTGGGCTGAGTCGTCGCCAAAGGGGTATCACTTTCACCCTCTGCGATTTCGACGCTATCGACTGTCTGAATCCACTCAGGGTCAAATTTGAGTGCCGTGTTCTTTGCACGAGACTCAGCAGACCATGCCAGCCACGCCAGATCGGTGAGCCTGATCTCTGTCTCAAATCGAGCAACACTGCGCTGCCATGTACGCTCGAACGCCACGAAGTCTGCAAACTTTGCTTCGACATCTCGTGTCTCGCCGTCTGTGTAGTGCACCTGTAGTGCGATCTTCATATCTATATCCCCTTTCGAGAGATGCTATTTAGACAACTGCCTTCGTGAGTGCGCCACCAGTAAAGGTGAGACTCGTGGTAGCGAGCTCGCCAACGCCACCTTGCACAGGTGTGTGAGCTGCTAGGAAAGTTCCAGTAAGTGTGTAAGCCGGATTGGTAGCACCAGTGGTTGAGCCGTTCGGTTTGATGATCACAGTGGTCGTCGTTCCAACCAGTGGGTAGATCGTCGCTTCGACATTTGATGAAGCGAAGTCCTGCATGAAGGTGATGTCGAGTGAGTTATTCTGCAAACCGCCGGTAAAGGTGTGTCCAGAGCTGCCAAAGGCGGTGGTCTCTACGCTGTCGATTTCGTAATTCAGGGTCACTGTATTTGCGTGGTCGCTCAGAATCACTGAGTTCACTGAGATGTAGGCGTTGGTGAGTGCTAGTACGGCCATGATAGATCGCTTTCGTTACGCTGTGGTCTTGACCAGTGTGCCACCAGTGAAAGTGAGGCTCGTAGTCACGAGCTCACCAACACCGCCTTGCACTGGCGTATGGGCTGATAGAAAAGTGTTGGAAAGTGTATAAGTTGGATTCGTCGCACTGGTCGTTGTGGCGATCGGCTTGATGACGACTGTGGTCTGCGTTCCTACGAGTGGGTACACAGTGACTTCGGTTTTAGTAGCTGCATAGTCCTGCAGCAGGGTGATGTCTGCAGAGTTGTTCTGTAGTCCACCCACGAAAATGTGCTGACCGCCAAAGACTGTGGCTTCGAGACTATCGATCTCGAAATTGAGGGTAACGCTGTTAGCCAGTGCCGAGACATCTGTGCCACCGATAGTGATGCTTGAGTTAGTGAGTACCAGAGTGGCCATGTTAGATGTCGTCTTTCGTGTCTGATGATTTCTTTGATGCGACTACGACAGGGGTGATATGACCACCGTCGATGAGTGCATCGATGTTTAGAGATTCTAGATCAGTGTCGAGCACAGTGTCACCCACTGAGCGATCAGCAAGCCGGTCACTGGTAACGGTGTATTTGGTCATAACTACCTCTCTATGCGTGCACTACAACTGTGCACTGTACTTGTAGGAACTCACTATCGGCAACCGATACGGCAGAGATATTCATGCCGGACTCAACGATCAGTGTCTGGCATACTCCACCGAGTGTGGTGTCGCCTTCGATGGCAGCTCTGATTGATGTTGCCCCACTAAATGACAGGTAGCCATCGAGTGAGCTGTGAGCAGTCCGATCGGTGTATCTACCTACGACCACGAACACTGAGCATCGCATGACGACATCGCCACCGCCAAACGCCTTGTGGTATTCGATCGATTCCAGCACTGGGAAGCCGATAGGCGTGTTTAGTTGTTCTGGCATATATGTACTGGTGCGCAGACCAGAGATCGTGCCCAGTCGAGTAGCCAGCCCTGTGAGTACCTGTGAAACTGTGGCAGCCATCAGATCGCACCCAGTATGCGATATGGGGTCAGCAGGTCACGCACATCAGGGTCTACTGCACGCACTGTAATCGCCATATCAGCGAAACCGAGCACACCTAGAGCTGCGTTGTAGCGAGCAAACTGACGCATCGTAAGTAGCACACAGGCTTCACGCACATCGTCTGGGATAGCAGGCCAGCCAAATGTGGCTGTTAGTTGTACTGATGGTGCGCTAGGTGCTGTCCATAGCGGAAATGTTTTACCGCCGGTGGCAGCAATCGCACGAATAGGTCGGCCCTGTAGAGCGTTGTCTAGTGGCTCTAGCGTGTAGTCAGTGACGGCAGTCCATGTCGTAGCGTATGTACCAGCACCATCATTGTCTGTTTTTAGAGTCAGAGTCGATGATGCGATATCGCCAGTCTGTAGCCGGTATGAGTTGTTGGCATAGTAACTAACAGTCTTTGCGGTCTGATAGAAAAATCGACCACAGTAACCGTCGATGCGACGACTAGCCCCTTCGATCGAGTTCTCGATCAGGGTGTCATCTACGCTGTCGGTGAGTCGCATGGCTGCTTTCACTTCGGCCAATGTGCAATAGCCGTTGGTGATGGCCATATGGCTCAGCCTTTCTTACGAGTGCGTGTCTTTGAGAGCGATGCTGTCTCGACCTGTGGCTCTGCTACTGCAGTCTCCACTGGGGTCGGTTGTGGCTTTGAGAGATGACCGAGATCACGCAGGCATGCGTCGATTTGAGCTACACGGTCTTTGAGACCACGCTGCACATATCCGGCACGCTCAGTGAGCAGGGCATCGATGAGTGATGAGTGTTGTGTCATAGGTCTATCTCAGACAGCCGGTGCACCACAGTGATCAGCCTGCAGTGCACCGACTATCTAAAGAGTTAGAAGGTTGGTGTTACGAGACCAGTACCGTTGATCTGTGCCCAAGCATTTGGGTAACGGTTTGCAGTGAAAGCTGCATAGCCGTACACGATCATCGTGACTTCCAACTTCTGTGACTGTGGTTGCTCGAAACGCAACATCATCGGGTCGCCGTTGCCCTGTTCAAACAAGTGCAACTCTTGCGAGTTACCGATGTAGATGGTGTCTTGGTTCGTACCTGCGCCTTGTGCAGTGCTGATAGTTGCATCAGTGAACACTGGCAAGCCTGCGATTGAGTAACCGCTATTGCCGTAGACAGGTGCACCGTTGCCAACACCGATTGGGTTGATGGCGTTTGGTGCAGGTACTACGACTGGTCGGTTGCTGCTGTCGAGTGCTGCCATGAAGAACGCCAAACGGCGTGGATGCATGATGATGACATTCGGCCCACCGTAGTAGGTCGTCTGTACCTTCTGAATTGCGTCAAGCAACTTAGGGTAGATTTCAGCGACCGTAGGTGATGCGTCGGTGTATGTCACGGTCTGACCAGCAGATGACAACAACTCTGCAACGACTGCAGTGTTCAGGGCCGTGTGGTAGGCAGATACGAGATCGGCCATCACGAGTGAGTCGATGTTAGTGCCACGCTCTAGAGCCTGACGACTGACATTTTGCTGACCGGCGTAGGTGTTGATCGAGATGTCCAACTTGGTGTCGTCGATGTCGGTCTCTTGCACAGATGCCTTTTCAGTCTGGGCTGCTACTGCAGTGCCAGTCGTGATCTTGCTGAGGCTGATGGTGAGACCAGCATTAGGCAGTTGGTGCTTGCGAGCGAGATCAGCAGTCACACGACCTGCACGAGCAAACGGTGCTGCCAAGTCAGTGAGGTACTGAGGTACGACGAGACCAGCAAAGTTGCCACTGTTCACATCACGACGCTCGATCTTTTCTTCGTTCATGTGACGAGCCAGACGCTCTTTGGCCGAGAAGTCGTTGGAGAACTGGGCAGCGAATGCGTCAGCTACGAAAGATGTCTCTGACTGCACTGAGTAGGTGCGTGCTTCGGACTTTACAACAGCCGGTGCAATGACCTTTTCGATGCCTGCAGCTTTGCGTGCTTCTGCAGCTGCTGCGTTACGACCTTCGAGCTCTGCGTGGCGTGTGATCTGCTCATCGAGATCACGCACTACATCGAGTGTCTGTGCGATTTGGGTGTCTTCATCTTGCGAGAGTTCACGCTTTTCGTCTGCAGCGAGTGCCACGAGTGCATCTGCTTTGGCGAGTTCAGCGTCACGCTTCTCGATAAGTTGCTTTGAGTAGGTCATGTGATTATTCCTTTAGTGAGATTTCTGATGGGTGTATCAGTGGCTCACTCAGTGACCTATCTGGTCGGCTGTGAGTCGGCTGACTATCGCTGACGAGCCAGAGCGATCTGGGCTTTGCGCACAGAGACACTGGTCGTCGGTGAAACTGTAACCGATGTTTGAGCGTTGCGCAACTCAGCGACTGTCGCTTCGTAGGCAGGGAAGGTCACGACGCTTACATCGAACAACTGTACTTCTCGTAGTTCACGCACTGAGCGATCATCTGACCACGCATCTTTGATTGTGCGGAAAGCAAACGACATCTGGCTCATGTCTCCACGACGCATGGCCGAGATCACTCTGGCAGCGTCAGGGTTCATAGGGTCGAGATCAGCGATCACTTTCAGGCCACGCTCGTCTTCTTCTAGCATCAGCGTGCCGGACTTAGTACGAGCCAGTGGTACACCCTCATGGTCAATCAGCAGGCGTACATCAGCCCCATCTTTGATGGTTTTCTGAAATGCCCCACGCTTTACATATTCCGTAAATGGCATCGGCTCAGATGGCGAGTCAAACACAGCTGCATAACCGATCAGACGATTACCGGCTACATCTTCACGCATCTCTAGAGTGCTGTACGCCACTCGACGCTCATCTGCGCCAGTGATACACCAGCGATGCTCGATCTGCTCTGTAGTAGTCATCGGCTCGATGTTAGTAGGTGGCATATCATCTATGCACCTAGTCTGCATAGAGTCCAGTCTGGTGACGATCTGCTCTGCATATTTCTGTGCTCGTAGTGCGGTCTCTTTGCTAGAGCCACCACCCCACAGCAACATGGCGACTAGACCGGCTGTGATCTCGTCACCCTGTACGGCATCTAAATCACCGATGTGTCGTGCTATCCATGCACCAATCTTTCGCCATTTGGCTTCGCTGATCTCACCTGCTGCCATGCGTCGAGCATCGGCGACAGTTGCAGGCACTAGACCATCACCTGACAGACCCTGCTCATGTAGGTCTAGCCCACGACGAGCAGATGCTCTCATGTACTCAGGTGCGCTCAGATCGATATCTGCTCTGGCTTCGTAGCCCATAGACGATTCTTCTGGTTCGATTGATGGCGTGATCAGCTGCTCATTGATGACCCATAATTTGCAGATGCCTGCAGGTGCGATATCACCGGCGACGAGCTCACAGCCACGACCACCTTCATAGAACACGCAGTTTGCACAGATCAGACCGTCAGCTGCGAACGGTGATTCGGCTACATAGTGAGCACCATCTGCGCCACTGCCCTGATTCCACTGACCAAAGGTTTCTGCCATCTGCTCATATACATCATATAGGGCTGTCTGGCGTGGGGTGAGCTGTGACTCAGGCTCAACTTCTACCATCGGCATATCTCCGATCGCACGACTGCTGACATCACCAATAGGGTCTATTTTTTCACTCATGGATACCACCACCATCTGATCTACTGCATCTTGTTTGGATTTATGACAGCCAATGGTCGTATATGACCCATCGCTCTCGTGCTTTACGGTCGCCCATGTTGAGCAGTCGGTCTGTGTCGTCGAGATACCGTATGGCATGATCAGTCGATGTCTGGTGTCAGTACACGCATAGTCTGCGTCGATGACGATGTAATGCCGTATATGGTCTCATTGAAAGGCACACTTATTTGCATGGTCGTACCGTTTGGTAGATGTATGCCTGTAGATGCTGTGACATCGCTGCCACCCACATAGACACTGCCAGTGCCTGAGTGTAGGTACACGATGCGTTCTTTATTGTCTGCTGTTACTAGCAGGGTCGCTGATGTGGTCACTGTGACTGCTGATGTTTTCATAATTACTTTTCTGGTGGCACTGCATCGATGCCGATAGCAGGGGTAGAGCTCGGTGCGACGAACGCATCGCCACCCTCATATGGTTCACGGTTTTCCATCTGGCGTGCTTCGTTTGGCGACAGAGTTCCAGAGAGTATCTGTGTCTGCTGTGCTTGCACACGAGTCTGCAGGTCTGCACGCTGAAACTCATCGGCATTGAAACGCACACGCTGAGTGAGTGGCAACATCTCTGAGATCGCATCTTCGAGTCGGCGCATAAATGGCAGCAGTGTGTATCGCACGAAGTTGATACCGGCTGACTCGATGTTCTGGTAGGTCTGTGAGTCTCCACCAGTGCCGTTGATTAGATGCAGTGGGATACGGTACACACGAGAGATGTCACGCACGATGGCCTCACGATGTTCGAGCATCTGCATGTCAGCTGCACTGGTCGTGATCGATCGCCACTTTAGACCGCCGGTGAGCACTGCAGGTTTGCGTCGTCGAGCATGTGAGTCTTCCCATGTGTCACGCAGTATCTGTGCCTGCTCAGTAGTGATCGCAGTGTCAGTCTCTAACACGCTTGATGGTGTAGCACCCTCACCGTAGAACTGAGCAAGGAATCTATCCATAGCGATCGACATACCGATGGTATTTTTCATGGCTTCGAGTGGTGAGATACCTACCTGCTGGCTCGGTAGAAGCAGCCATCTGATTGGCCTGATGTCTTTATCCGTCAAAGTTTGATTCTGACCTAATGAATAGACGATCGAACCATCATCTGCGTAGACCATGCCCTTGATGTCTTTGGGGTGCAGGTTGCGCATCTCTGATGGCAGACCACCGGCTGTGCGTGGTGCATATATGTAGGCGTTGCCATGAATAGCGAGCGTGAGTATCGTCTGGTGCACGAACTCAAACATTGTTTGATGAGCGTTTGGTTTGATGAGTACTGATGGCGTAGCCAGACGCTCGATACGACCGGCTCTCTGTCTCGTGAGTTCGAGTGGCATAGATGCGATCGAGTCAGCTAGTAAGTTAGTAGCTGCCATCACTGCTGACGATGCAAATGCTGTGAGTTCAGTGACGACTTCGCCTGACCAGTTGTTGTAATACGGTCGAGCAGTGATCTGATATGGGTCGAGACTGGTCGGCAGTGTACGAGTTTCCTGTTTGCGCCAAAGACTCATGCGTTTAGACCACCTATTCCGATAAGTATGAGACCAGCGACGATAAACGCCAACGGTTTCGAGATCATGCTCACGCCATACACCAGTGATATGCCACCAATTATCTCTAATCCAGTGGTGAGTCTCTGCTTATTCATGACCATACCTGCACGATGTTAGGTGATATTAGGGCTGTCTGTCTCGATGTAGCTCGATCGAGAGCCATGACGAGTGCGATCGCAGCGTCGATCTTACGCTTTGATTTACCTTTAGACAACCGCCAGCCCTGATCTGTCATACGCTGAGCTGCACTGAGTACCTGATCTGTGTAGGTAGGTGAGCCATCATGTGCCACCTTTTTATTGATTATCAGCTCATAAGCATGGCCACATGCAGGAATCATGCGTGCACTCGACTGGGGAAACTCGACCATAGGTAGACCGTCGTCAGACAGAGCCTCAGCAGATCGCTGAAAGTAGGCAGGGTCGTACACGAACTCTTGAACCTGATATTTGAGATGCAGTGAGCGAAGGTACTGCTCGACACCGGCGACATCGACACCCTCATCTCGTGGCTGCCATATCTGTGATCGAGTGACGACCACACCATCTGGCTGTGGCTGTGCGATGACTACAGCAATCGAGTCATGTTTCAGAGCCATGTCGAGACCTACCCAGACAGGCAGCTCATCGATGATGCCCTGATCAGACCTACAGCCTTCCCAAGCACCAGCCGGTAGCCATGACTCCTGTGCACGCACCCACTGATTTAGTCGCCAACGCCTGAACGCTGCTTCATCAGTCTGCAGCATGGCAGTACGCATATCGTCAGGGTCGAGCAGACGCTCAGCAAGATTAGGGTTTGATATAGCCCACGCCTTTTTGTCGTCAAGTCCACAGTCAGCCGGTGCTTCCCACCACCAGAAGCCGAACGATGGGTCGTCGATCTCTCCAGCAGCGCACTGCTTCCCATACTGGTAGAGCCGACCAGCGACAGTATCTAGGTCATATCCAGCAGTAGTGATCGACACCACCAGTGGCTCTAGTCGAGCACCAGAACCCAAAGTCATCTGGTCATATAGGTCAGACCTACTTTGATTCCACAATTCGTCAAATAGCACCAGTGATGGGTTTAGCCCTGCTTGGCCTTTGAACTCTGATGAGAGCACTCTAAGTATCGACCCAAATCTAGGCATCTCGATCACATCTCGATACACCTTGCACTCGGCAGCTAGTAGGGGTGATGACAGCACCTGTGATTTGGCTTCGTTGAAGATGATGCGTGCCTGCTGACGGTCTCCAGCGACGACATAGTTCTCAGCCCCAGACTCACCAGCTATCAGCCCATATACAGCAATGGCACTTCCCATCAATGATTTTCCGTGTTTGCGTGGTAAGCCGATGAGTGCACGCCGGTATCTCAGACGACCCTCTGGTGTGCGCTCGTACAGGGCACGCAGTAGCCACTTCTGCCATGTCGTGAAGTCCAGTGGCATACCGGCTCGAAAGCCTTTCAGTACTAGGAAATGCTCACGAGCAAAGTCGATGATCTCATCACCGTCGGTAGCAGTATGCAGTCTAGGTGTATAGAAGGTCGGCTGCCATTTAGCCGTTGGCAGCATTCCTCTTGGCATCGATGCGTCGCCTGATCTCACTGAACTCATGTTGTTTCACTTCCCCTACACCTAGCGTCGCTCGGTCAGTAGGTGAAAATCCTATCTGACTGAGCAGACTCGTTATTGATCGATCTATCTCACGCAGACCACGACGCTCACGCCAGTTAGTCGGGTCACTAAACACGAGCTGCCTGAGCACCGTACGCTCGTCAGTCATCTCACATGCCATCAGCACGAGATCACCATCGAGTGCCGGTCGCAGCCACGCTGCGCCAGAAGTCCAGATGCGCTGCCATAGAGCACGACCATGCTGACCGAGTGGTCGATGTGGCTCTGGTACTTGTGATGCCAACTGAGGTAGAGCTGTGATCGATGCCTGCGATGGCAACTTCCGACCACCGACATTACCCATACGCCTTTTCTGTTCGACCGGCTTGGGTTTGCGCCCAGAATTTTTACCACCCACCTGAGTACGCCCAGTCTCGATCGATCACTCTCTCTCGCTCAGCACTCTCTCTCAGCCATCTGGCTACCAGACCAATAAAACTCGATATTTCGCTGATGCGTGCGTGAATC